ATTTGAATGGATACTCGGCAAAGGCAGCGTAGATGTAGGTTGAGTTGCTAGTGTTGACGGCGGCGTTTGCACTACGAATTCCAAGACCATTACTATACAGTTCAATAAAATCGGTAGTCGAGTCAGCAGCGGTGGAGTTGGCAACCAGTGAATCATTATCAGGGTTGTAACCTAGGCGGCTTGTGTCAAACATAAGCCAATTTCCTGTCGCGCTAATGTTTTTGATCATCACAAAGCGCGGCCTGAAACCTAGATGCAGTGTTGGGCCGGCTGCGCTGCCATTTCCGGTGTATGAGCCAAAGCGGCTGAAACCCGAGACCGCGGCAAAGCAATAAGCGACGTTAGTGGCAGAATTAAAGTTAACTTGCGTACTTGTTCCGAGCGTAAATACTGAACTTGTGGGCAAGGCCGTCATTCCATTTGAATCGAGCGCCTGGGCTACTCCCGAATTGAATTGAACGTAGTAAGTGCCGCCAGTAAGGTCTTTATGCCATACCCTCCAGTCTCCCACGGAGCTTCGACATTTGATAGCAATCATCGCCGGCGTCACGCCTAAGCCATGTCCCACATTGCCCGCGGAGCCCGTGCCGGTGTAGGTGACGATGGAGAAACCCGCCGAAGTGTTCGCTCTGACTTGCGAGCTGATCGAGCCGGTTGTGTTCGTGGTGGTCGAGGTTCCAGCGTCCCAGCACCATGCGACGTAGGTTTGCGAGCTGGTGTTTACAGTGCCAGCAGAGCCCACGGTGAAACCGTTGCTGTCAAACGACGTAAGCCCAGAAGCTTGAGTTGTTTGAGCATCAGAAAGATTGCTTGCGATCTCAAGCGTCGCGCCACGAACAGAATCGTAAATTGCGTGGTTTGAGGTTGAGCTACTGCGCGACTTTATCCACACTAAATCCGGCGAAAACGCAAGCGAGCTAGTGGGAGACAAAGTGGCACCTGTACCGGTGTACGTCACGACATTCATCGCCGTGCTCGACTTGGCGACTGCCGGCGTAGGCAGGTTTTCAGAACAGAGAGCTTTGTAGCCAGTGGGAGCAGTAAAATTAAAAGGACGCTGACCAAAGTTGGCAGTAACTGTTCTTTGGTTAATCGAGGTTCCAGCCACGCGAATAAAAAACGGCGCAACTGCTGAGCCCATATTTATTGAAGACCAACTCGTTCCATTGCTAGTGTGTTCAAACAGGTTTGCATCGACGTCAAGACGAAAGCCTCTGGGAGTCCCACTGCCGACGTTCTGATCACTTGACAGGTTACCGCCGCCAGACAACGAAACGGATGCTCCAGTAGAGCTACTGACGACTTCCCAGTACCACTTCCCGCTGGCCATCGCAAAGTCCCCATAAGCATTATCATTGTTGCCTAGCGTTGCACTTAAGTTGCCGTCAGACGGTATAATACTTGACACAGCAGGCCAAAAAGTGCAGTAATTTCCGCGCACCTCTCCACCGGCTCCTGAGTCAGTACCGTAGCCTGTCGGAGAATCGACCAGGCTATCGTTATCGACTCCTGCTGTAACGGACATGTTGACTGGCGTAAAGTTATTGCCAGCACCAGAACTGTCAGCGCCAAGCGCGGCAGCGGTCGCAGCCGAGTTGTTGGCAAAAGTCAGCTTGTGCCCATTCGTGCCGTAGCTGCCGGTGTAGGCAATCGGAATCCACTGACCGGTCGTGGCGTCGACTTGCCCGAAAGATGATGGCGTCAGGGCAGAGCCGCTAATGAAATGAGCGTCTGCGAGATAGCCGTCAAAATACGTGCTCTGAAAGTTTCGACCGTAGTAGAACGTGCCTACGACGTTGCAGTTTGTGTCAAAGTTCAGGCCGGGATTTGTGTTAGTCGAAAATTGAGTAACTTCGTCTCCATTTACATACAATTTGACCCTGTTGGCGGCAGTCGCCTGCGTTGTGTCCACTGCCACCACGACGTGCATCCATGCAGACGTATCGCGGTAAACTGCTGTCGTGATGCGATAAGATATTGTGTTGGTAGCAACCTCATTGGATATCTGTAACTGATCAGCTGCGCTAAATGACAGGCGAAAGTTATTGTTTTGATCCGCTCCAGATGAAAAGGGAATGTTCAGCGCAGAAATGCCGCATCTCTTGATCCATGCCGACCATGTAAACGTCCTGCGGTTTCCGGCAGACGCGATCGTTCTACTCAGGTGGCTCGTACTGGCTGAGTCGAACCTCAGCGAGCGACTGATTTGGTAGGCGGTTTGAGCGGCGACCTGATAGGCCAGCAGCGGATTAGCGCTTCCAGGAATCATGCGACGTTCGTGAGGAGTTGGGCGGTGATGCGCGTGGCCGATTCCACGAAGTAAACCAGCGTCGAGACACTGCTCAGGCCGGTGCTCATCGTCGGGGTGCCACCGCTGAACTTCCAGTTCGTGCCATAGGCCACCGTGGCAGCCGTGGTGGCATTCTGGGTGATCACGATTGCCCCCGACTGGCCTGCGGTCAGGTTAGTCGGGTTGGCGAGCGTCACACTGCCACCAGCCGGCAGGGTCATGCTGAAGTTGTTGGCGACGGCGAAATCAAGCGTCACCGTACCGGTCACCGCGCCCTGTGCCGACACCGTGCCGCGCTGAGCAGCGGTGAACGTCTGCGCAGTCGCCAGCGCGGCATAGCCCGAGAGGGTCTGGCCGCCGGCGAAGGTGATCGTGCCGGTCATTGTGCCGCCTGACTTCGGGAGCGCCGCGTTTGCCAGGTCGTAGGCGGTCTTCACCGAGTTCGGCGTAGCGGCCGTGGTGGTGCTGGTGCTGGCGATCGAGTCGGTCAGCTGCACCGTGCCGACGACGCTGGTGGTAGCGGCGGTGATCTTCGTGCCGGCGATTGCGGCGCTGGCATTGACATCGGCGTCGACGATCACGCCTGCACCGATGGCTGTCACGCCGTCACTGGTGACCGTGACATCGCCAGAGAGGGCCGTTGCAGTCGGTACACCGGTGGCGTTGCCGATCAGCACAGTGCCCGCCGTCATCGTGGCGAGCTTGTTGTGATTGATGCCGGCAGAGGCGTTGACGTCGGCGTTGACGATCACGCCACTGCTGATCGCAGCTACGCCACCGCTGGTGATCGTGATATCACCAGAGACCTTGCCGAACGTGTAGTCGGTGATGCGTGTGACGGCCGCCTTGCGGTTGGTGCCAGCGCCACCATCGTCAACGATGATCAGGTCGGCATCCGCCAGAGCGGCACCAATGTCAGTGCCGCCATCGATGTTGATTGCACTCAGGCTGATCTTGTCTGCGGTGCTGATCGTGCTCAGCTTGCTGTCGGCGATCGAGCCGGCCAGCATTGTGTTGCTGACGGTTCCTGTGTCACCGGTTGTGACAACGGTGCCGGTGATGTCAGGCAGCGTGATCGTCCGGTCCGCCGTGGGGTTCACCACAGCAAGGGTGGTCTCGTTGGCGTCGGCAGTGCTGCCCTCAAAAACGAGCGAGCCCGCAGAACCGATCTCAAGGATGCCGGTGACGGTGCCGCCCGCCTTGTCGAGCTTCTCGGTGTCGAGCTCCTGCAGCGCCGTCTGCACGTTGGTTGCGGCGATGCCGCCACCAGGCGTGAAGCTGATGTTTGAAGCCGTCTGGCCGGCGATGGCGTTGGAGACGTCGATCAGGTCCCAGGTGGCGCCGTTGGACAGGATCATGTCCGGCGGCGCTAGGGCGACCGTTGGCGCTGGAGCTGTGCCGGTGCCGCTGGTGGCGACGACCACGTAGTACCGGTTGTTGCCGGTGGCGGCTGCAGGAAGAGCGGCACCGACCGTCAGGCCAGCCGCAGAACCTGCCGCCGTCACCGAAGCGACCTGGTTGTTCGTCGCGTTGTAGGCACCTGCGTAGACAAGCTCACCGCTGGTGATCGTGACCGGCTGCCAGGCAGAGCCGTCGTACAGGTAGAGGTCGCCGTTGCTGGCGTCCCAGAAGTATTGGCCCTTGTACTCAGCTGTGGGGAACGTGACGATACCGGTCGTCTGGCTTGCACCACCAAACCGCACGGTCGCCTCGTTGGCGAGCTTCGTGCCAGTGATGGCGTTCGTGCCAAGCCGCGCCGGATCCAGCGTTCCCGTTGTCAGCTTGGTGGCCGGGATGTTGGGGATGTCTGTATCAGCCAGCGTCGATGTCGCGGTGATGTGCCCCTGCGCGTCGAACGTGACCTTCGTGGCCGTCGCCGGTGTCACGGCGTTGGAGTGGTTCAACGTGCCGCTGGTCGCCGCCAAGCCGGTGCCGACGATGACGGCGCCCTTCGTCGAGTTGGTGGCGTTGGGGAGATCGGCCGCCGCAATGGCGCGACCAGCCGTGATCAGACCCTTGGCGTTGTACTGCACGACGCCGTAGGTGGCGCCGCTGGCAACAACGTCGTTGTCGACCTCGAGGGTGCTGCCATCGACGCGAAGACCCTCGCCGTTGACGATGACAGCGCCCTTGGTGGTGGTGGTGGGTGTGGGCAGGTCGGTGCCGACAATGCCGCGATAGCTCACGGCGCCGGCTGCGCCGGCAGGACCGCCTAGGAACTGACCGGCAGCGCTCGTGTTGTCGAGCGTGGTCGTGATCGTGACCTGATCGCCGCTGGTGGCGATGTTGATGTTGACGATTCCCGACGTGTCACCGATGACGGTGTTGATCGAGCCGGCGGCCTTGATCGACTGCCACGCCGAACCATTCCAGCAGTAGACCTTGAGGTCGTCAGTATCAAGGGCGAGTTGCCCGGTGAATGCACCAGTCGCGGGCAGGGTGGTGACAAGGTCGACGGTGCTTTCGTTCGCCAGCTTGGCGGCTGTGATCGAGCCGCTGGCGAGCTGGGTAGAAGTGACGCTGCTGTTCTGAAGAGCAGAGCCGGCGATCGTGTTGGCGCTGAAGAGGATCTTGGCGCCAGGGATAGTGGCGTCGGCGATCAGGGTGGTCGCATTGCCAACCAGATCGGTGACCGTGATCTTCTTGGTCTCGCTCGCCGAAGTGTCGACGACCGGCAGGACGTCTACCGAGGCAAGATTGGCACCGGCCAGCGCGGCAAGTTCCGATATTCTCAGATCGGCCATCGAGCCAGGGCCCCCTTTACGTCTGGTCGGTGTCTAGGAGCAGGCTAGCAGCCTGATCCTGATCCAGAAGCACCGCAAAATCATCCTCCTGAAGGACTCGGTACTCTGGAATGGTCTTGGCACGCAGCTGCACCGGACCCGTTGTGATGAACTCCGCAGTCATCTCGACGATCGTTCCCGGCACAAACTGAATCGCTGCGGCAGTGAGAACGCCGTTCACGTCGTACCAGATTTGATCGTCACTGGTGCCGACATCACCACTCGGGGAGTAGCCGTCGGTCTTGAGGAAGAACTTGGCATTGAACTCGCTCCCAATCTGTGTCCGCAGGGCAAGCTGCAAGAGGTAATGCGCAGTCTCGTAGTTGCCGTTTCCGCAGGTATCCCGATAGTCCCAGACGCAACTAACGCGACCGCTGCCACTCATCAGGCTACTGTATTGCGACCTGAACTCGTCTGAAAGTGCTGTCACATCGACGGTTTCGCGGGTTGTGTTCAGCTCGTAGCTGCTCACTTGTCCGAGGACCCTGTCGATTGCGTTCTCAACGGTGACCCTAATCGGCACGTTCGTGGCGATGGCATCCAAAGCAATAGCGTTTAGCTGTCCGCCGTTCAACGCATTGGAGAAGGAAGAGTACAGCCTGATTCCTCCAATTTCATCGACGTTAATGAACCATTTGCCTGATGGAAATTTTGTACCGCTACTCCATCCGCTCTCATCGACGAACTCAAGCGCACTTCCATCGGTCGTGGCAATCTCCACCTGATCGCCTGTGATCAGCTGACCGACTTCAAAGTCGAAGCTGAACCGCTTCCGGCTGACGCTGACATCGGAGGGATTCACAACCGACTCAAGCCCGCTGGCCGTCGACTTGCGGCGCAGCGTCAAGAGACCAAAGGTGCCGAGATAGATGCTCATGCGATGCTCGCTGCCCCGAGGTCGCCCGTAGCCTGGAAGCTGATCTGGGCGCTGACAACCTCGCCCACCGCGGCGCCGAAGCTGGCCGAGTTGATGTAGGCAGTCAGCGTCACATCGTTGTTGTCGGTGCCATCCGCCAGGCGCAGAGTCAGCGTCACGGCGTCAGAAGTCGTTGCACCGCTCGTGTTCGTATTGATCAGCTTCCGCAGCAGCGTGCCGGCATCGATCGTGTTGTCGTCCGCC